TTAATTGGGTATTAAAAGGTCACCATGGACAGAAAGAAGAGAATATCAAGCCCTTTAAATGGAGAGGTCTTGGGAACTTTTCAGGCCATACGACTTTATATTCACTTGCTAAAAAACAAGATCCCCAATGGACTAAAGCATTGCCAGATCACTTACGATTTGGTGCTGTAGGTTCCGCGTTGGGATATACCGAATTTGATCCTTCCCCTAATTTGGATCAAATCATTTCACAAAATACTGAAACAACCGATATGAATGCTGTTGAAATTGAGCCGTTGCCAGATATTAGTCTGGTAAAAAAACGTGGTCGACCTAAGAAAGGATCTGATGATGCTGCTAAAGAACGTCTGAACGATGTTGAGACTGTTAAATCTGTGTTTACTGATTTACGCAAAAATCAGTTAACTAATACTATTGAATATTCAACTAACACTGGTCATACTATTTCTTTGCAAGGCAATGATTTAGATTTGATGACGACACGTCTTAGTTGCGAGCACGGTATTTTTATACCTGAACTTAGAGTGAAGCAAGCAATTCAATATGCAGCAGGTTTAAATACTTATTGCCCTATCAAGCGATATCTTGATCGTTGCTTTGAAACCAGTAAACCATATGATTGCTGGGATAACATCGGTGAAGTTTACTTAGGTAATCGTCATCCGATTGCAACTAGAACCCTGCAACGATTAATGATTGGAGCAGTAGCTAGAGCATACGATCCAGGCTGCTCTATGTCTTGGCTACCAATTCTAGTTGGAGCGCAAGGTGCTGGTAAATCTATGTTTAGCAGAAACTTAGTTCCAAGTGGATTGTTTTCAGAAGTATCTGTACCTTTAGATACACTAATGAAAGAGCAATATAGATTGCATGTTGCATGGCTTCTTGAACTACCAGAAATCGATCACTTCTTCTCTAGTAGGAATATTGAAAACTTTAAGAACCTTATTACCACGCGGTGTGATGAAGTACGTCGTCCTTACGCAGCACTTCCTGAGCGCCTTCAGCGTCGGTTTGTTCTTATTGGTACTACCAATCGTAATCAGTTTTTGGTTGATAGCACCGGGAATAGGCGTTTCGTTCCACTAGAATTGTCTAGTGGTTTCCAAATTCCTTGGAAACGTTTAATTCAAGAACGCGATAGCATTTGGTGTGCAGCTATTCACGCTTATAAGAACAACGAAACATATGAATTCAGCAGTGGTGAGATTGCTGACATGTCTCAATATATCCAGGAGTTTGGCGACCCTGATCCCTGGCTAGATAAAATTGCTGGTTATGTTTCTGTAAGAACTGAAGTCCATGTGACTGATATTCTTACATCTGCTTTGGAACTTGATCCTAGGCAGCAGGGCAGAAAAGAATCTAGAAGAGTAACTGATTGTCTGCAAACATTACGTTGGCGTAAATTTGTTACTACTAGAAAAGATCCTGCTACTGGTAGACCTAAATCTGTACGTATATGGCAGCGTCCTAAAGATGATCCTCTTCCTGAAGATCACATTTTGAAAGACTTTTAATTACACTTTTATTAGTTTGAGTACAATAATATGCTTGCTAGTGACATCCAAATTGGACAACGTGTTCGTGTTGTCCCAAACAATATGACAGCTTTGATTGTTGGTAATCCTGAATACTACACTCCTAAAGCAAAGCTTGTTCGTATCAAATATGAAAACTCTACTCGCTATGAATACATGATTAATAACAACTTAGAGTTGCTACCTAAAGCTGAGCAATATCCACATCATGGTGGATTTCATCAAAGACTTAATAGTATCTAATGCCTGAATCACAACCTAGTAAAAAACGTGGCGGCCATGCTTATGGTCGCAGGAATCAGCAAATGTCTAATGTGGCTGAACCTGGTACTTTGTGTATTTACTCAGGCCACTCCATAGGAAGATTTAGCGATAGTTCTATGAGATTTGATAGCCATCAAGCTTGTGTTAGATGCGTTGCAGCTGCACGTGAAGGTAGGCTATCTTTTGACATCAACCGTTTACTTAAAAGAGAACGTAGGCGAGCTTTAAAATTTTGGAGCCAAGTTGACATAGGAAGTCCTGATGAATGTTGGGATTGGCTTGGTTGCAGGAACAAAAACACGCAACAGCCACAGTTTTCATGGAGACGGCCTGGCATCAGTACTTCGACGCAGCAACATCCTCAACGAGCTGCTATGTGGTTTACGTGGGGCGATCTAGGATTTACAGGTGTTAAGACTACATGCGGCAATAAGTATTGCTGTAACCCATTTCACTTGATACCCCAAAACATTGGGGTATTCGTAGATCAAGAAAGCTTCTCTGAAAGTTTTGAACTTGCTTGTGAACTTCACACATTGAAGCAGCAGGTAGCTGAATTTGTCATGGAAGAAGCAATCAAAGAACAAGAAAAACTTGCAGCAATGCAAGATAATAATGATATAGATGATATTTTCTTTGATCCTGATTCTAATTTTGGCGAACGGTTTGAAGCTACTATGACTAACATGCTTAAAGGCAAGCATCCAAGTCAAATTAATAAAGGATTTACTGATTTAAATAACAACCCTTTTGATCACATTGATGATGATAACCCCACGGATGAGTTTTAAATTACCTATTCTTTATATAGAGTCATTGAGTTATGTCTAGACGTACTGATCTTTTACAACAATTAATTCGATCCGATAAATTTGGTGAAGAGAAATCTCAAGAGCAAAAGTTTCTTATGGCTACTGCTGAGATTATTCTTTCCGATCTTATTGATATTGCTATTAATGGAATGCAAAAGAAAGGTGCGGGATCTCTTGTTATCAATCTTTTAAACGATTCAACTACTTATATGTCAGGCAATGAAATTGAATTTGACATTCGAGTTGCTGAACGAGAAGAAGATACAGATATCTTAGAGTTTCTGCGTAAACTTATGGAAGAAATTGACGAAAATGACTGGTCTCAAAACGTCTTAATTACATTGATAAGTGATGCTGGAACAAGAACATTTGCAGTCGAAGCAGGTAGGAGCCAAGAAAGCCTCCGAGCGATCGCATCAGAATTTACAGGATAAACTAAAACAAGAAAGTTTAAAACTTCCGTTATATCCAACACCTCAAATTATTGATCGTGCTCGAAGTGTAATGGGAAGTATTGACTTTGATCCTACTTCTGATCCGGTTCAACAGGTTTTAGTTAATGCAACTTCTATACCATCTATTGAAGTTAATCCGCTTCAAGAAAGGTGGCATGGAAATGTCTGGGTTGCAGCAAAAGGGGCAGTTCGAAACTCACGAATATGGCTCAACAAAACAATCAACGAATATAGAAACGGCTATATCGATAGTTTTGTTTATTTTACAAGTGCTTCAGAGATTCTACGAGCTTGTCCTGTTATTTGGGATTATCCTATTTGTATTCCATTTAAACGTGTTAAGCAGTTACGAGCAACATCGTCAGGATTTGAATCCGTGTGTCCGTCAACCTGGAATGTTGTAGTTTATGGTCCTCCACTAGAGCAAACTGTAAGTGATATTGATAAAGTCGGTTTGTTCTATAACTCATTCAGAGATGTTGGCAGAGTTATTTATAACGAATATGCAGGTGATAATTGGAACAAAGACCTTGAGTACTATGAGGATACTAAAGGTAATATTTAATGTCAAAGCATATTACAAAAGACTGCTTTTATAATTTGCCTTCAGGTAACACTGTACATCCTTGTCGATTAATTCATAAAGATGGGACATTAATGTGGAAGCATGCTGTACTACATTTAGGTGAACTGTTCATTCCAAATGAACAGGAAGCCCATATAATAAAAACTGCTCAGCGCTTAGAAGAACTGAACAGTTGGGTATCACAAGGTCTAGATCCTTGGGAGTGTTTTCAAATAAGTGCTTGGTACTTCCCTTTTGTAGAAGAGCTAGCACAAGGGTATTGTGTTTATTTTAAGCATCACATCCACGATACTAACGAGACATATAATCGCTTGATGCCACATATACAGGATCATGAATCCCTTGAATTACGCAACAATTATCTCTTTTTTCGTCGATGCTAACGATCGTTATGGCGCTTCTCAGCGCCTTTCTAGTCTAGCGAATCGATAAGTCTATTTAAATACCAACATGCTTTTTCTGCATCTTGTTTAGTGCTATCTTTCAACCAAAGTCGAAGCATATATTTCAGTACTTGGGCTTGTAACATCCCTGCTTTAACACTAGGAGCATCTTGAATTGCATCCTCAATAATATCAATTGCTTCAATATTACCACGAGTGTAATGAGCTGGACTATTAACCATATCCGAACAAGTTCCTAGCCAAATATTTACATCATCTCGATCTTGCCAATACTCATCAAGAGGATCTGCGCCAAATGGCTTCGTTTTATTTTGAGGTTCACTTTTAAATGAAAGTATATTGTCACGTATATTGTCACTCATTTTATTGTCGCATTATCATGTTTCATTATCTAATATAGGGATGTTGAGTCGGAAATGTGACATATGCCAAGTCCTGAAGGTGATCCAACATATATAAGAAACAAGGAACGATTTTTTATGACCATTGCTTCAACTATTTCTTTAGCCTCATCTCACCCAACTGCACCTGGCGGATGCGTTGTTGTACGTGACAGAGAAGTTATT